CGGAGAGGAGGCTGACCCCGGACTACTTCGTGGAGACGGAGGACAAGATCTACCTGATCGACTTCGCGGTCACCGTCGGCAACGCCTCGTTCATCAGGGAGAAGAAGCAGAAGAGGTACAGGGCCCTGGCCGACGACTTGTCGAGGCACTTGGGCAAGGAGGTGGTGGCGGACGCCGTCGTCTGGAGGATCAACGAGATGGACAACATGCAGATCCCGTCCTTCATGGAGGGCATCAGGGAGAACTTGATCAACAACGAGATGCTGAGGAACATGAGGTTGATGCACTTGAAGTTGATCAACATGGAGAACTACAACCTCTTCGCGAAGAACCTGGACATCGACCTGGTCGACTGGGAGGAGAACGCCGAGATAAAGTACGAGTCCTACACGATGCTGCTGTCCGCGATGTTGGACTTGTACAAGCTCGAGGACAAGAAGACGAACGACATCGCGATCTCCAGGAACAAGGCCCAGAAGGGGGAGAAGATCATGTTGAAGAACATGGAGTTCATGAACGACTTGAAGGAGAGCTTGAAGATCAACGAGGAGGAGTACTTCTTGACGACGTGCGAGACCATGGCCAACATGATAAAGTCCGACTCGATCCCGGAGTACTTGAAGCAGGTAACGACCTTCAACAAGGACAAGGTGTACTACGAGATCCAGAAGCAGAAGGACACCCAGGAGAAGCTCCGGCTGGAGGCGTCCAAGCACTTGAACTTCAAGATCCCCAAGGTGTTCAAGTTCCCGTTCTTCTCCTTCAGGAAGTTCCATTTGGACGAGATCGACAGCTTCATGCACCCGACCTTCGACATCGCCCACGAGTTCAACGACGGCACCATGCTGATCAACGACAAGTTGAAGTGGCTGGACACCGAGAAGATCAACGAGGACACGGACTACCTGACCAAGGGGATCGGGTTCGACGAGATCGAGGACAAGGACATGATCGAGTCCTTGATAGAGTTCATGATGCAGGAGTCCGAGGACAACTCCAACGAGGTCTTCAACAAGGAGATGTCGCACGACAACTTCTACAAGCAGATCTCGAAGACGAGGTTGTGGGAGGTCACCTGCTTCGTGTCCGAGCTGATGGAGAACATCTGCTACCTGGAGGGGAGGAGGCACGTGGTCAACAAGAGGGACGGGCACACGGCCATGAAGAAGTTCGGGAACTACACGTTGCTGGTCCGGAAGGGGTCCAAGTTGACGGCCAAGAACCAGATCAAGTACAAGGTCTTCTGCAACAGGGACTACATCGAGTACTCGGACACGAACATCTTCCACAACTGGTACGCCTACGACGACGACCCGAGGCTGATGCAGACGAAGTGGTTGACGATCTCGA